AGGCGCAGGTTACTTTGTATTTTTAACGCTAAAGTTCATACTAGCAGGTGTTACAAGTAGTGTCAATAGTTTAAAAGGCATTATTATGGGATTAGATAACCGAATTAGAACAATGAACCATGATGTAGTTAGAATTGATACACTAATGAGTAACGCATTAGGATTAAGACCAGATGTGGATCGTATTGCACGAGCCGACGGTAAAACAGATGCAAGGAAAGACTAATGTTTTGGTTAGATTATACAGTACATAGTGGTATAGACAAATTTAGAGTCGAAGGCGATTGGCCCGGAGAAGTGATGGGTTATGACCGTGACGGTAACCTCGGGTGTAAACAACAGCCTTTATATTCACCGGGCGATATATATAAAGTTAACAAAGAAGGCTGGTTAATTAAAATCGGCGAAGATAAGGACGACATATAATGGGAAAGAAAAAACTAAGATCAACACAAACAAGCAAAGGCGAACACGGCGGTTCATTGAAAACACGTGTAAATGATCCTGCATTAAAATTAATTAATCAACGTAAAGCATTTAATCAAGGCAAACGTGTAATGATTACTATTGAAAATCCAAACAAAAACGAAACTAATCGTCCGTTTATCAGAGTAAATGCTGCTGATGTTTGGAAAGGTCGCAGACGCTAATGGATCCTGTAGAGATAAGTCAAACAATTAAAGAATTAGGATTTCCTATTGTTGCTGCAGGTGGCATGGGTTATTTTATATACTTTATTTGGAAATGGGTTACTGAAGAAATCGATCCTGTGCTTAGTGAAGCAAGCATGACACTAATTGCACTAATTGATCGTATTCGTATGTTAGATAATGATTTAATTAGACTTAATCAAAAACTTAATGTTGTCTTAACTTTACGAGATCAGCACAGTGATTATGAAGAAAGAATTGCTCATTTACAAAAAATACTCGAACAACACGATATAACAATAGATGAACACGAAAAAGTCTATTCACTTGACGACTTAAAACAAATATACCGAGAAGTAAAAGAAAAAACTGATGACTGAATTAATTTTTATGTTTTTGCTTGTATGCAAACATGCTGTAGCAGACTTAGCACTGCAATCACGTTTAGAATATAAAGGCGGAAAACTTAATTTAAAAAATGGCAGACTATTAATACACTGTATACATCACGCTGTGCTTGCATTTTTAGTCGCTATCGTTTTTGTCGGAATAATTAATGCACTATGGATTCTGTTATTTGATTTTATAGCACACTTTGCAATTGATTACAGTAAGTCGTGGTATCAATCTAAAACAAATGTAAAGTATGGAACCAAGACGTATTGGATATATTCAACAGTTGATCAGATTTTACACTACACGACTTACTTAATTATTGTAATCTTTGCTATTTAGATTCCATTAGTGCAACTGCTTCGTCATAGTCTTCTTGTGAAACAACACCTTCACGCAATAATTTTTGTCTATTAGCCATATGTTTCATTTGTACTTCGTCTTTTGAACCTCCGAAGTATGCAACACAATGTCCTTCTTCAATTAACACATCTGTTACTTTACGTCCGTCTGGTATTTTAAAATCGCCTAGGATACGTCCAAACTTGCCTTTCATATCCTCACCGCTTTTATCTTCTGTAGTAATTAAAACAGCACCATTTTCTAATAGTTCTTTTAATCTAGTCTTGGCTGCTAGTCCAAATACTTTTTCTACTTTGTCTGAAGTACGGCTTTCAGGTGTATCAATGCCCATAATACGAACACGTTCATCTCTTAGCCAAATTCCAAATCCTAAATCAATATCTACGTCGACAGTATCGCCATCAACAGCTTTCAAAAGTACTACATCGTACTCGTTTACTTTTAGTTCACTCATGTCTTATTATCCTCTCACAAATAACTGTAGTATTTATTTGAGGATACGATTATATTCCGTTTTTATAATCTCTGCAACATGATCTGAAACCATTGTTTCATAATGTGTGTGATTAACTTCTACATGTGTCATGTCAGTTCTATGCGACATGCTTGCAATAGTACAAACTCCATCATTTGGTCCATTGTGATAAGGTACTGAACCTGCTGTAGTAACTATTTGTGTCCATGGTATATCTAATTTTATTTCATTAGCTTCTTTAATTGGATCGCTTTTACGTCCGATATCTTTGAACAGTGGATAACTTGGCACAATATACTTTGCCCAATCTGCTGTACTGCTACCTCTAAACGGTGTGCTTATACTAATACCGCCTACTACTCTGACATATTTGGTTAAGTGTAGTGCATACAATCCGCCCATGCTATGTCCTATAACAAAGTGCGGTCCTTTGCCTTTACAGGTATCAGCAATCATTTCTAGGTTGTCATAGAAACGATTCATACTAGAATAGTTTACCATTATTTCATTTGGAAATTGTGTTCTAGTTTGCAAATACTTAAAACTAAGACTTGTTTGGTTTGCACCATGACACCAAATTACATTGATGTCATCTGTTGTACGTTTTTCTTCAGGCGATATAGTACCTAATAAATTTTTAAAATAGTTTAACATTACTTACTTGTTGCTATGAACACTCCGTTCCAGTCCTCTGGTAAATCTTGTGTAAGCATATACTCGCAACGCTCTATCCACATGTCATAATATTTTGACATTTTACCATCAAACAGATTATATAAAAGTTTACACTCTTCTATAGCTTTGTCAAACTCTTTTGCACGATACATATCATGCATTTCTGTGTGCTTACGTTGTGCTACTTTCCAAGCAGGCTTCATATCATCTAACACTGTGTATATTGATAAGCCTACACTTTTACCTTTAACTTGTAAGTCGTCAACTTTTAAGTAAAAGAAGTCATCTTTAGTTGCTTCGTACGTTGCTTCACCGACAAGTAACAAGCATCCATATTCTTTACACTTAGATTCAACACGTGCGGCTGTGCTTACTGCGTCCCCGAGTACATCATAACTGTGACGCTTAGTAGACCCCATTTCACCAATGTACCCAAGACCAGTATTAATACCAGCCCCCATACCGACAGGTGGCCTCCCTTCTGGTATAATAACTTCTTCATTGAATTTCTCCACTGCTTTTAACATATCTAAGCCACATTGCACGGCTGTACGTGCATGTTGCTCATCATCTATTGGCGCATTGTGAATGTGCATACTAGCATCACCTATATACTTGATAATCATACCATCTGCATCTAGTACAGGCTCTGTAATAGCATCCATATATCCGTTCATAATACGTGTAAGTCCTGCAACATCATCGCCAAATGATTCTCCAAGTGGTGTAAAGCCACGCAAGTCTGAGAAAACAATACTTACGTCTTTCTTTATACCTTTTTTAACTAAGTCTGGATTTTCTTGTAGCAATTTAACAACTGTAGGACTTGCATATCCTGCAAACTGTTTCTTAATTGCTTGTTTTTGTAAAAATTCATCTAAGAACTTAACAATATAGCGTGTAAGTCCTACGAGCACTAAAAATGCACTAGATGTTGCGCCGTCAACCAAATAATTGTAGTTATTAAAACTATATATGCTACCGATAACTCCGCCGGCAACTGCTATAACGAACACTGCAATGCCAACATATGTCCAACGAGCAAGTACAATAATTAATAAACCAGCAACTAAAAAGCCAAACAGTTCTGCATCAGTTGCCCATCCAGGTCTTTCAATGTTTGATTCATTAAACACTGTGCCTAATACTGTTGCATGTATTTCATGTGGGAAAATACTACCTGCTGCAGTAGCAACTGGCTGTCCAATACCTGCTGCAGTTGGACCTACAAATACAATTCCGCCTTCAAAATCGTCAGGCAAGTTCATTACACTGTATGATTTATTCTTTTGACTCCAGTCAATCCATACACGACCTAGTTCATCTGTTTGTATAGGACCAAACTGTGGTATACGTAGTTTGTCTACGCCAAACTCGTTTAGTTTAATTTGGAAACTTGGATCACCTGCTATAACACGTAGCACTTCCATTGTAACACCTGGATACAATGTTCCGTTACTTTCAATAACAAGTGGTAATCTACGTGTTACACCGTCTTGCTCTGGGAATGTATCTACTATTCCACTACCAACTGCGGAGTATTCAATATCTGGTATATTGCTGATGGTTCCCGGAACGCTAGGTATAAGACTAATATAGTCACTGTTAATAATAGTAGCGCCTGGATTAATTGCTTCATTTTTGCTTTCCTCGGCTCCGAGCATATTTAATATAACAGGTAGTTGTTGCATTGTCAATGCAAGTTCTTCGTCTTCTCCAGCACGGTCTGGTTCAGCCATTAATACATTAAAAACTACTAAGCCTGCACCTCTATTGTATAAATCAATAATTAAATCTGCATAATCACCTCTGGGCCACGGCCATTGTCCGTACTTTTCGAGTGCTGCTTCATCTATATTGACTGTGTATACATTATTTTCTACTGGTTCTTGATTAACAATAAGTTGATCGAAATAACGTAGCCTTAAACTTTCTAAAAGACTTGGATTAATTGCTGTCAAATAAGTTAATAGAAGAAGTGTAATTACACTCCACACAGGGCTTAATAATATTTTTTTCATTGGCTACTCCGATTGTTCTTCGTATTTATTTGGATTTAGCATACGGTCCCATGCAGGTCCAACACTTTCCCAATAATTACGACTATCGGAATCATAATATACCGTAACTCTAACAATAATAAAAATTAAAACTAATACAATTAAACTATTTTTTAGCATCACGGTTATCCCATGGTGCATTTTCATAGCAACCAGCAGGTAGTTTGTCTTTATAGTTTACGCCTGCTTCAAAACTATTACCAGTTATTTTAATATAACTGCTTTCAAATGGCATTTCACGTGGCTTGCCCCAACAACGATTTAAACTTTGTCCTGGTACACGATAACGTGGATTATGTTTAAGAAAGTCTCTTAGTTCTGCTAGTTCTACTTCACGTTTTTCTTGTCTTGCTTTGCTAGCACAAGCGGCTGCTTTGTTCCAATCAAATGTATCAAAATTTTCAATTGAGTATCCTGTTTGATTTAAGCATGCCTTTGTTGCTGTATTGTTTGCCCATGCAGGTAAAGACATAGACAGCAATACTGTCATAATTAAATATTTCATTCTATCTCTCCTATAACGGTATTTATTTAAGTTAAATACCGTTATAATTGAGGAGAGTGATTAGATTAAAAGTTAATTTTAAGTCCAGCTGTAATATGTGTACTAGTATTATCGCCTGCCATAGTTCTATTTGCACTTGCATTAAAACTAATACGCTCGTTAATTGCTTTGTCGATTGCTACGCCTACACGCATTGTTTCTGCATCGTCAAAGTCCCTTGCAAACGTTGCTGTTAATAGTCCAGTGTCAACATTTAAACCAATAGTGGCATAACGATATGAATCGTCTTTTGCATCGTGTGTTAATACTGCTTGAACATCACCGGTTTCAGTAAATGAATCCATTCCATTTGAACCAATTGTATAACCAGCAAATGGACGTACACTACCTGTTGACTTTTCAATAGTAATATTACCCCAACTATCTCTACCTGAAGCTTCGCCTGCTGCACTAAAATCGCCAATTGTTCTGTTATATGACAATTCATTACTTGCTGTATTAACAGAGCCACTAACAGTAACGTCACGACCATCAATATGTTTGCTTGCTTCTGCACTTAATACAATGCTTTCCATTGATCCTGATGAATTATCACCTGACATAGTTGTTGTTACACGGTTTAGTCCTGCGCCAATACTCATTGCATTTTCTAATGTTAAGCGGCCACCTAAACTTAATACATCTGATTCAGCACTATAGCCATTACCCATACTGTGACTAATACGTCCTCCGCTAATGCCACTGCCAATACCTAAGTTTCTGTGTGCATTTAGTCCTAGCATTTGATCCGCTTGATCCATACGACCTACAAACGAACCTGGATCTGTTACAGTTGTTACAACCGAACTATCTGTGCTTGCTCTACTTGTTTCTACACCATCTGTATATGTAATAATTTCCATTGGTGTTGTAACGATTGTAGTTGTTTCACGAGCAATAGTTTGTACACCGTCTGCTGTACTGCTATCATGTGTAGTTTGTGTTTGTGTTAGTACTGGTAAGTCTGTATCTACAACAGGTTCACTATATGTGATAACTGGATCACTACCACCTTCTGCCGCATCAGTTGCTGAACCAACATCTTCTAGTGTTCCCCAACTACTTACATCAGCACCACCACCAGCGCCTGCGGTTATAGCAGCATCAGCTGCATCAAACGCACTTGGTCCAAAGATATATGCGTAACTTGCTGTTAGGATATC